TTCACGTTATACTCGTGCGTTGGCTCGTTCAATGGCACACACAAAGCAGGTCAAAGCTGCTTCAATTCTGAACAACGCTTTCACAGCAGGTGCTTCTGCTGGTGGCGACGGAGTTGCATTGTGTGATGCGTCACACCCACTAACAAGCGGTGGTACGTTTGCTAACGAACCAGGAACTGCGGCTGATTTGAACGAAACATCTCTCGAAGATGCTTTGATCAACATCGCAGGTTTTGTTGATGAGCGTGGTCTCAAGGTTGCTTTACGTGGCACAAAGTTGGTCATCCCACGTCAGCTACAGTTTATCGCTGAACGTTTGATGGTATCTAACTTACGTGTTGGTACAGCGGACAACGATGTAAATGCTCTAAGATCAATGGGAATGTTACCACAAGGTTATGCGGTAAACGACTTCTTAACTGATCCAGATGCATTCTTCATCTTGACAGACGCACCTCGTGGATTTGTCCACTTTGAGCGTACGCCAATGTCCACTGGTATGGAAGCTGACTTCGATACTGGTAACATGAGATTCAAGGCTCGTGAGCGTTACAGCTTTGGGTTCTCAGACCCACGTTGTGTTTTCGGTTCACCCGGAGCATAATTTGTGATACAATGAGGTAGTCTTTTTGCAAAGATTACCTCCCTGAATAACTGGGGCAACTTAGGTTGCCCCTTTCTTTTTATATTTCCTGTGGTATAGTATTGTTATCCCTGACAGTGACATGGGGTCACTGACTTAACCCAGACAGGAGATCGACATGGGTACAACAACTTTTTCAGGTCCTATTAAAGCTGGGACAATAAAGGATACTACAGGCACAACTGTAGGAACCAACAAAGCAAATGTGGGTTTTGTTAAAATGGCGCAAACAGCGTCTTGGACACAGTCTACTACTGCTGCGGACACAGGAATCGTTATTCCTGCAAACAGTCAAATCGTTGAAATACGGGTTTATATCACTACTGCATGTGATGCGGCGAATATTAGCATGGGTACAAGTTCTACTTCTACCGAGTTGTTTACTGCGTTAGCCGCAGGTACAGCAGCTAATGTTATTAAACTTGGTTCGGCTGGAACAATTACAGACGCGGATACTTGGGTAGACATTGGAACTGCTGATCTTCCGATCTTTATAGATTTTTCAGCAGGTACATCTGGCGTAGGTAATGTTACGGTTGAATACATCCAAGGCATCAATAACGCCTAGAGGAGGTAACACATGGCTGCTTCTATATTTGCAAAGACAGCTACTGCCACAGGAACACTACAAGGCGGCAGAACTCGTCTAAAGGCTTTCTATGTGAAGACAGCCTCAAGCGGGTCTCCTCAAGTAGTTTTCAAAAATGGTAGTGGTGGAGCAACGTTGTTAGACATGGTGTTTAACACCTCGGATGACACACAAGTAACGATACCCGATCATGGTATCATCTTCGAGGATGAGTGCCATGTAACCCTAACTAACATCACTTCGATAACTGGATTTTTCGGGTGAGTGTAAAGGAGATAAAACATGGCTGACGCAGCTACAGTAGTCATGAAGACTACGATTTTACCGGACGAGATAGCCAAAACTATCGAAGCCACAACCACCGTTTCGCCAAAAGACGCGAACGACAAGTGGTACTACAAACTAACCAGTGTTACAGCAGCAAGCACGGATTTGATTGCGGGTTACTTTACTGATTACACCGCAGTTAATGCTAATGTGCAGCCAACAGCGGTAGCAACCACAGATAAGATTGAGTTCATCTATATCAAAAACACTGATTCTGCTAATGACATTTATGTTGTTTTTGACGGTGGTACAGCAGCAAACACTACGGATGATGCTGTTAAGATTAGTCCTAATCAATCCTTCTATGGTAGATATCCAAATGCAACAGTTGCTGGTGTGCATGCAATTGGTCACGACGGATCAAGTGCCGCGACTGCAACGTGTATTGTTTGTGCATTACTTGACGACACCTAAATAGGGTTGGCGTGATGGCTAAGATCGACAAGTCTAAGATGAAATGCAACAAGCCGAAACGTCAAGTTTCTGGTGGTAAAAAGTTTGTTGTAAAGGCTTGCGATAAGGGCAAAGAAAAGATTGTTCGTTTCGGTGACGCTAATATGAAGATCAGAAAGTCTAACCCGAAAGCGAGAAAATCTTTTCGTGCCCGTCACGGTTGTGACAAAGGCACGTTGGATAAATTAAAGGCCAGATACTGGTCTTGTAAAATGTGGTGAAGAGGATGTTAGGTTTTGATAAGTCGCGCACAAATACCTTTTCAAATATCGAAGACTCCCAGGAGGCAAACTAATGGCGAAAAAAAAGGCAAAAAGAGACGCTTGTTATTACAAAGTAAAAAGCCGATACAAGGTTTGGCCAAGCGCATACGCTTCAGGGGCACTTTCTAAGTGTCGTAAAGTGGGGGCAAAAAACTGGGGTAATTCTAAAAAAGCCGCTGAAGGCGGTGTGGTTTCGGCTATCGATAACCCTAAAAGACCCCCAAGAAGAAATCTTAAAAACGGTGGGTTTATCGCCGCTGGTTGTGGCCCTGCTATGCAAGAAAATAAACGACAGGTTACGAGGATATTCTAATGGCAAAGAACTCCCTTCGTGAATGGTTTGCACAAAATCAAGGTAAGGGTTGGGTTGACTGCAAGACAGGTAAACCCTGTGGTCGTCAAAAGGGTGAAAAACGCAGAGGCTACCCTGCTTGTAGACCTACAATGGCGCAGTGTACTTCTGCTGCAAAGAAGAAGAAGTCTTCTAAACGAATAAGTTGGAAGGCTAGTGGTGGTGGTTTAGTGGCTACCAGAGGTGTAAGAATTTTCTAAAGGAGAAACATCATGATGAAAAAGAAAGGATACCGTGGCGGCGGTAAAATGAAATCCAAGGGCTATAAGGCTGGTGGTAAAATGAAATCTAAAGGATATGCCGCTGGTGGTAAAATGAAATCCAAGGGCTATAAAGCTGGCGGTAAGATGAAGACTAAAGGCTATAAGGCTGGTGGTAAGATGAAAAAAGGGTATCGTCTTGGCGGTAAGATGATGTCTAAGGGCGGCGTGATCGGCGGAAAAGTAAGAATATTCTAAAGACAAATGCCATACCTACAAAGCAATATACCTTATTTTAAGGCTTGGGTTCGTCGTGAGTACACCCATAATCATGAGAAATAT